CAGACCCGGGTTCGACTGAACCGGAATAGGCCTGATCGCCTTAATGACATTCGCCACGTTAACGATGAGTCCGTCCTCGTCCTGAATGGCAAAAATGCGTTTGTCTGGAATGCATTCGATAAACGTCTGATTCAGTGAAGGAGCAGAACCGAACTGTCTGCCGACATGCCAATAGTCCAGAGAGTCGCGCATAGCGCCGCAGACCTGATTCTGCTTGACACGCATCTCGTCATACCTACCCTGATAACCGAATACTGTCAAGTTGTCCGATTTGGTTGTGTTCGCATACAGTTCCATTCTGTATACTGCCTGTTCTGAAAGATTTGCGAATTCGGGGAAGTAGAAATCGTATTTCGTTGTCTTGATCCACTGCCTGTTTATTCCCTGCTGATACGCAGGGCGAGGCATGATCGACATTATACCGATAATGAGCCCGAATTCCTGAGCGTTGTACTTCGCAATGAAGTTTCTTCCCGCCGTGAGTCCATGACCGGCGAGGTTTCCCTGGGGGGTTCCATCTTCCACCGTGGAGTCGGGGGTCATCGACGTCTGGAGAACCTCCGAAACCACGACAGGGTTTTTCGACCCTCCAATATACTCAGGACGCTGAAGGCGATCGTCGCGAGGGCTGACCCCAAAATGCGCACCAAGGAATTCAGTATACCGGGCTCCAGCTCGGGCATTTCTTTCCATCCATTTCTGAATCTGGAATGCCAGACGGAGATCCGCGACATCGAAAGTAGTTGCGGAGCTTAGGTCAACCGTGTTTGCTTCAAGCGCACCGTGGAGATTGTCCGCTGTAGTAGCTGAAGAACCATGCCAACGGTTTTCTGAGGCCGCAGACCCCACGGTAACCGATCCAGCAGCGCCCACCGTATCATAAATCAATGCTCGGTCCCAATCCGCCGAACTCATACCAGAGATCGGCAAGGCCGGAGCCGTTCCGCGCTGCTGCCAGGGAAGGGCACTGGTGAAATAATCCTTCTCCCATGCTCTGATCTTTACATCTTCTTCCGTCGTTATGTCGAGTTCCGTGACCTGGGTTTCGTCCCTGTAGAATTCATTGTACACGAGATTGTAGGCACGCTTCGGAAAGTCCACCGGACGACAGTCTGCCCCGGGATCCACTCCAACAGGCATGCCCATGTAGTCCCACAGCGATCCTTCCGCCGTGTCCGATGGCGCCCAATACGGAAGGGTGGAAGCGTCTGCGCCGTCCACACCACCCGAGATAAAGTCTTCCCAGTCGTCCCAAAGTAGCCTGTATGGCACAAAGAAGTAATGTATGAAGCAATTAATTTCATGCAGAACCGGAGCCACCAATGGTTGAAAGCGTACCACCACTTCATTACCGATGATGAATTTGTCACCTGGCACCACCTCATCGCACATCGTAGGGATAAGCTCGCCCATATCGCAGGTAAGCTTTTTCTCATACGAGAGATTGAAGACCGACCGCCCGGGTCGAAGAGACCGCACGTTCTGAAACGTGTTACTCATCGTTATCCTCCTGTGTATTGAATACTTCCTGTGGGAAAGGGAACGGCTGGAGCATGTCTTTATCGTGGTCGTACTCTCCAATGCACATCAGACGATACTCGCCTACACCTCCCTTGCTCCTTTCCAAGGCCTGTTTGAATCCACGCCTAGCGACCTGATCGTTCTTTGCTTCGAAGACCGGCCCGCTTTCCTCTGCTACAAGGTCACGTATTACGTACAGTCGCATCTTTTGCTCCTTGCTGACGCGCTACGCTTGTCTAAGCGGGGGCTAAAGCCCCCGCTTTTTACTTGAGCCGACTCAAAAAGAACTGCAGCACGCCAAGGGCGAGGCTGCTGAACGTCGGCCACCAAGTTATTTCGAGGTTTAAAACCTCTTTCATGAATGCGGCTGCCGCCGCGAGGGCCCACGGGGCCAATTTACCTATCCACTGTTTCCAGTTCATAATTTTCCCTTCGCTCGTCTTTGAGCTTTGGCTATTTTGTTCCTCGTCTTTTGCATTCTGCTCTCTACGATCGCATTAATGACATCCGAGTCACTATTAGCCAAGCCCTGACGGCTCAGTTTTTCACTAGTCTTTTTGAAGACATCGTGATTGTATATTTCTCCAAGCTCTAGGAGCTGGAGTTTTTCTATATCTGTTATTCCAGCTTTTTGCTGATAGTACCTAGGCACTGACACATGGTTTCCACGTACCGTGAGACCCATGCCAGTTTTGATTTTATCCTTTTCAAGGATAGCGTAGTCCCTTCCGAGTCCTTGCGAAGACAGCTTGAAAGGTTTCTGCCTATCAGCATAGATTCTCTTTCCAAGCTCTCCGTCGTAATCCGTATTGATGTACTCAGCGACATAACGCGCTGAGTCATATGTAACAGTTCCTGTGTATATGAAGCCCTTGCCCCAAGCTTCTTCCACCTCCCACTTGTCATCCCCCCAAGGGGAAAGTCCGAAGATGATAGCGTGATAGTGAGGCCTTTCTTTCGGGATCCCATACTCATCCTTTTCTTGTCCGTACTCACCACATGCGAAATACTTTATTCGCCTTTCGTTGAAGTAGTCCAGATTTTTGCGAAGTCTTTTGAAGAAGCGTTGAAGCTCTTCCTTGCTTATGGACTTATTCGAAGGCAGTTTTTCGTCGTTGTAGGTGAGCGTGATAAATGCATTGTGCTCATGAAAGGCACTCTCGTGCACGCACCTAGTTGCCCATACGCGAGCCCTCGCGATCCTGCATTGCAGGCATCTTCCACATGGAAGTTCAACCCTATTCGGGGTTGTTTGTACTACGTAAGGGCTCGTACAGGTCACAACCTGATCCCACCACGGGAGCTATTGTACTTCGGCAGCTTCCTTCCCTTTCTTCCGCGCAGTACGCGGATTCCGCGACGACCACGTCGCTTGCCAGACCTACGACGATAACTCATACTCGCCTCCTACTCTCCAACCAAGTTAAGTATCGCAGCAGCATTTGCTGTTTTAGAAAGTCCACCTGTTATGTTTCCCACAAGACCTCCTATCTGCTTCGCATTATACCATCTCAATTCTTTAGCCAACAGCTTTACTACCAAGTCATCTTTTGCGGCGTTTCTTTCTTTTGTTTTAACGCCCGCTCTTTTCAATCTCATTTCCAAATCATTTATTTCTTGCCAGTGTTTATTATATAAATCTGCCAATACAGATGAAGTGATTCCTTCTGCTCTTAATTTATTAATCGCTGCAGTGGTTGCATAGTCGTTTTCCGGTACGTACGAAGGATCGCTTATAAAATTCGTTTGACCACGCAACTGTTTTTCAACTCTCAATTCAATATCAGCCTTGTCGGCTTCTATACCAGCTTTTCTTCCAATTTCTTTTTGTGTTTTGGTTTGTTCTGCAATCAATTTATTCTGTGCTTCCGTTTGAGCAATATTCTTTGTCCAAGCCGCACCTTCCATTGCCTGTTTAGCCACCTGTCCCGCATTCGATTTCAACGGTTCGACACGGATGGGAGATCCAGAAGATGCACCACCTCCTGCCGCAAGGGTTTTAGAAAGCCCCGCGGCTTCCATATCTGCAGCCTGGCGTTGTACAGCTGTATCCTCTCTACCCCATCCCTCTCGCATGAGCGCTTCGTTTTTTGCGTTCGCTTCGGCTTGAAATTCACGGTTCTTGTGTCCTTCCCAAGCCGCCGATGCGGCTCCTATTCCGGCACCTAATATACCGGTGAAGTCAATCATTTTTTAGGTTCCCCCTTCATTCTTTGGTGTCACCTAGCCACATTGGTATCAAGTACACCATGTGGCTGGGCCCCCTTTACGGGGGCCCTTTACTACTGGAGCACTTTACTGTCCAGGGGCTAACTCTTCTTGTCTACTTTTGTAGACACCTCTGAGGATTGTTCAGGATCGACTTTCGGAGTCACTGCCGTATCATTTGACTCCTTGGTTTTAACTGCTCGAGCCTGAGCGTTGAGCCGCGAAGCCACAGCCTGTGCATCCCGTGAGGCGTCCGCAAGATCGTACCCTGGTCCACGAGTCGGGTCTTCAAAAGATTCATCAATGTCCTTACTGTCGGGGAAGTCATACATTTCCTTTCTCCAGTCCTGGAGTCTCTTGCCTGCCATGATCAGGTTCTCAATCTGAGTCTTCGGGGGAATATATCCCGCCGATTCTGTCTTTGTCAGCGGATCCATTACCTCGGGGTTTTTAGGGGGCCTCCGCCAATGAGTGAAAAGCTTCATCTGTTCACCTCCTAATCGTGGTCAATCAGACCCGGGTTCGACTGAACCGGAATAGGCCTGATCGCCTTAATGACATTCGCCACGTTAACGATGAGTCCGTCCTCGTCCTGAATGGCAAAAATGCGTTTGTCTGGAATGCATTCGATA